AGTCTAAGACATTTGGAGCAGTATGGCGTTAAATTTATTTGAAGTATTTGTAGCATTTTATATCGGAGGAGTAATAACAGCAATGGCAGTAATTTACTATCCGAGTTATAAGATAATAAAAGAACTGGATAGAAACAACATTGTTGTAAAAAGTCCTATCATATCCTTTTTAGTGACATTTGTCATATTTTTTATTATGTTTCCTTTTGTTAGTTGGATTTTAATTTTTGACGATAAAGTAGAAAGATTCATAAATGGATTTGTAAAAGGAGTATTAGGAATAAATGGTAGAGGATAATTATTCAACATATGTTGATGGAAATTTAAGAGCAGACGTTATAAAGAAGAACGGTGATTTTGGTTGCCGTTTTTATGTAGATAACAAAATAGTAATGACAGAGTGGTATCCAACCAAGAGTGAATCTTGGGCAGAAGACTGTGCTGAAAATTATGTTTTAGGTATAAAAAAGATATAGTGGCAATTTGGTATATGAAATTATTAGAACAAAATGGAATGTTTAGTAGTCCAACTCAGTACCCCCCAGAAAAGTATGTGGAATCTGAGAATAAAAATCAAAAATACAAAGGCTGGTTCTACGATTCAGATACTAAAAAATTCTATAGGTGGGATAACTTCCCAAGGAGTAAAAAATGAATTACTTACTAAGTGCATTATGCAAAAAATTAGAAGGAGAAATAGAAGTTCATAAAGCTAATATTCTCACTTTTCAAAGAAATTCTGTGGGAATAGGGGAACACCCAGAAATTGTAGAAGCTATCGAGTTGCAGGTTGCTAAATTAGCAGAGGCCGAAGATAAGTTAGAGGCAATCAAAAGACATTTTTCATAAGGAAATGAAAAATAGTTCTTGACACACCCTTAATATTTTTGTATAATATAATTATATTTTAGGAAATAGTTAATGAGTGACAGATTTTATATGCAAATGGTAACAGCAACTGGGTGGGCACCTGGTTATAGAAATACCAAGACTATAGAAGAATATAAGTCACGATTTGGCTCAACAACAAGGAGAAAAAGTATGTCTTGGACAGACGAGAAAAAACAGGAAGCAATCGACATGTATGTCGGTGAAGAACCAACTCCAGAAAATAGTATGGAGATAGTAGCAGACATCGCTGAGCAATTAGAAGAATCTCCTAATGGTGTTAGAATGATTCTTACAAAGGCAGGCGTATATGTAAGAAAAACACCAGCAGCAAGAAGTTCTAATGGCTCAAGTGGTGGTGGTAGAGTAAGCGTTGCTGATGCACAGTCATCATTATCAAGCGCTTTGAGTGATGCAGGTCAGGATATTGATGAGGCAATCATTTCAAAACTAACTGGTAAAGCAGCAGTATACTTTACAACTGTAGTAAATAATCTAAACAATTAAGTTAAGATAATTTAGCTAGGGTATCCTCGGATGCCCTAGTTTTTTGCATCCATAAGATGTGACCAAAAATTTTACAATTCAAATAATCATTTGTTAGATAAAATTGGAGGAAACATGACAAAGGATGAATTTAAAAGAAAATTAGATGAAGCAGGAGATGCTGTCATCACTTACAGAAGTAAAAACAGTAGAAAATTAAAATACAATATATGCACATCAGACTTTTCAACACCTTATATAGCTGAAAAGAAAAATCGTGCTAAAGAGTCGAAAGACACAGTCCTCTTATTTTGCTGGGACACGGACTCGTATCGTCTATTATTACCTAACAATGTGACTAGCATTGTACCAATGAATAGGATAATTAAAAATGATTGATTTAAGTGCACCAACAAAATATGAGAGAGTCATTACAGAAGGAGATACGGAGCAACTCCGTTTAGTAATCAATACCTTTAGGGGTGTTGAGTACCTTTCTCTCCGAAAATACTATTTAGATTTTGATGAAGAATGGTTGCCTTCAAAGGAGGGTGTGACCATGCCTATTGATATTGAAAATGTTCAAGAACTTTTTATAGGATTAGTTGAAATATTATCACTTGCAGAAAGTAAAAGTATTTTAGAAGAGGAATTTAAAGAAATTTTAGACCAAATTTACCTTACTTAAAAATAGTTCTTGACAAATCCTTAAAATATCTGTATAATATATTATATGTTTATAAAAGGAAGTATGAATTATGACCAATATGGTCGCAAAAGAAAGAAGACCCCACGCAAGAGGAGGTCGTCTAATGGGTCAGGACAGCGGGCATTTGTCCCGTTAGTGCAGGATCATACCCTGCCCTCCTCACCTATTTTAGAGGCTGCTAAGAAACATAGAGAAAAATATCCTAGTATGCCTATGGGGGAGTATTCTCCTCCAAAAGACACTTCATATAAGAAGGAAGTTAGTAAGAATTATACAGTTTCAATCGCCTATAATAAAGGCGCGTACCAAGTCATTCCGAAAGATGACGTGGAACATATCGGAAAATAGTTCTTGACAAATGGTTAAATTTTTAGTATAATATATAAATGTTAGAAAATCTTATAAAGACAGCAAAAGAAGCGTACTATCAAGGTAGTCCAATCATGTCAGATGAGATTTTTGACTATCTTGTGACAATGGTTACAGAAGAAAGTATCGGTTATAAAAGTTCGTATGAACGCAGATACAAGCATTTGTTCCCTTTGTTCTCCCTCCAAAAAGTAATACAAGGCGTCGATTCCCCACCAAATTGGGGAAACGACGACTTTATTGTGACTCCAAAACTAGATGGAGCTGCAATCAGTATGATTTATGGTGGAGGAGAATTTCAAAAAGCACTTACAAGAGGTGACGGAACAGAAGGACTAGACATTACATATCTTATTCGCACACTAGTGCCAAACAAAATAAACTACAACGAAGTAGTACAGATTTCGGGAGAAGTAGTAGCTCCCAAAGAGATACCCAATGCAAGGAACTATGCGGCGGGTGCGCTAAACCTCAAAGACAGCAAGGAATTTGCCACAAGAGAGTTAAGCTTTGTCGCACATGGAGTATCTCCCTATATAACAGACAACTATGTATCTGACATGAGGTTTATATCAAATCTCGGTTTCGATACAGCCATTGATAGTGACTACTCTCAATTTCCACAAGACGGCTCCGTATTTCGTATAGCTATGAACGATAGTTTTGATGCTAAAGGTTATACAAGTCATCACCCCCGAGGCGCATTTGCCCTTAAAAAACAGGAAACAGGAGTAGTTACTGTCCTCCAAGATGTAACATGGCAAGTAGGCAAATCAGGTGCAGTATCACCAGTTGCCCATTTTGACCCAATCGACATCGAGGGAGCGACAGTATCAAAGGCTACACTACATAATAAGTCAATTATCGAAGCACTTAACTTAGAGTTGGGTTGCAAGATAGAAGTAATTCGAGCAGGAAAGATTATTCCTCAAGTAGTGAGGAGAGTAGATTGACAGTAGAACACGCAAGTTATGTAGAAGAAAAGTTAAAAAATGAAGTTGCAGTACTAAAACTACAAGTTCAAGAACAGACTAAACAAATATATAGTCTGTATAAAAGAATCGCGGAATTAAATGAAATACACGAAAGAAGAAATAGAGAACAGCAAGAGAATATACAAGAGTGCAACTCCTAAACAAGATTTATCTTGGTATGTTAAATGGGTAGCTAGTGTTATTCTACTGTGCGCATTTGCATTTCGCTCAACACAACAATTTCCATTCGTTGACCTGTGTTTATCCCTAGTTGGAGTATCAGGTTGGCTTTGGGTAGGTCTGCTATGGAAAGACCGAGCATTAGTTTTGCTTAACGGCATAGCAGTCTTTATATTAGTATCAGGTTTGATAAACCATTTTGTATGAAATTAAGACAGAAAATAGAACTTCGTATGCAGATTCTTGAAGAAATGATGAAAAGAAATATGCACATTGAAGACCCAGAAACAGTAGATTTATTCTTAGATAGACTTACTTACTGTTGGGGAGTTCTATCCGAAGAAGATAGAGATTTTGTTCAAGGTTGTCAATACGCCTTAGAAGAGAAGCATGTCTGGAGTCTATAATCAAACCTATTTTAATAACCACCCTCACGAAAAAGACCGAGAGGGTGTTCTATACGGAGTTATACTTGTAAATCAAAAAACGTTTGAACGCGAGTGTATCAAAGTCGGAATCGCTAGTGGAAAAGACTGGCGTCATGTAATCAAGAGAAGCAGAGGATTTAAAGGATACGATTTGCGTATTCAGAGAACCTATCACGACACGATTTATAACTGCTGGAAGATAGAGCAAGAGCTACATGAAAAGTTTAAGCATGATAGTTTTAAACCTCTACAAAAATTTGGTGGGCATACAGAGTGCTTCAAAATTTCATCCCTTATTTTACGGGACTTCCCAAAAAATAAATCTTGACATATGCTTATTTCTTTGATATAATATATTTATAAAAATGAAAGAGAGACAGATTTTATGCAAGAAATAATTATACCGACACATTGTCCAGCTTGTAATACAGAGTTAGATATTGTGAACGACCAATTATTTTGTCGCAATCATCTATGTCCTGCAAAGAGTTCTAAAAAGGTTGAACACTTCGCTAAGACTTTGAAAATCAAAGGACTTGGTGCGGCAACAATCGAAAAGCTCAATTTGCAAGACTATCATGACATCTACTCTTTCACAGAAAGTGAACTCATAGAACTACTAGGTTCGGAAAAGCTAGGTACTAAGTTGTTTGCTGAGATAGAAAATTCTAAATCAGCAGACCTAACTTCACTCCTTCCAGCTTTTTCGATACCGCTGATAGGCTCTAGCGCATCTAATAAATTGACCAAAAAGGTCTCGAACATTTCAGAGATAACCTACACAACGTGTATAGATGCTGGTCTGGGGCCTAAAGCGGCGTCGAATTTAGTAGACTGGTTAGTGAATCAATTTCATTTTAATCAATACTATGAATTACCTTTCAGTTTCACTTGTGAGATACCAGAAGTCGACTACGTTCCTACTAAGGGAGTAGTTTGTATAACAGGTAAACTTAAGAGCTACCCGACTAAAGCGGCGGCTGAGAAAGTTTTACATAAGTATGGATTTGAGACAAAGGGGTCACTCACAAAGAACGTGACGATTCTATTGAACGAAAGTGGTATAGAATCAGCAAAGACTAATAAAGCCCAAGAGATGGGTATAAAAATTTATAATAACATAAAGCAATTAATAGAGGAAAATTAATATGGCATTACCAAAATGGACAGATGAAAGAACACAGCAACTAGTGGACTTCATCGGTGACCAAAGCCCTGTATCACAGGCCGTAGTTGCTGAAGCTGCTGACGAACTTGAAACTTCAACAAGATCAGTATCTTCTAAATTAAGAAAGATGGGATTTGATGTAGAACTAGCTTCTGCTTCAGCTTCTAAGTCTTTCTCAGATTCACAAGAGGCTACTCTTGCAAATTTTGTGCAAGATAACTCAGGTGTTTATACATATGCAGAAATTGCATCAAACTTTGAAGGCGGAGCATTCAGTGCTAAGTCTATTCAAGGTAAAATTCTTTCTATGGAATTAACAGAGCATGTTAAACCAGCTCCTAAAGTAGAAAGTGTTAGAACTTATACTCCTGAAGAAGAAGGAACATTCGTTGAGATGGTTAACGGCGGTTCTTTTGTTGAGGAAATTGCAGAAGCTTTAGGCAAGTCTGTAAACTCAATCAGAGGTAAAGCTCTTTCATTACTTAGAAGTGGTGACATCAATGCTATTCCTAAGCAGAAAGAAACTAAAGGTTCAAGCAAAGCTGACGTTTTAGCTGACCTTGATATTTCTGGAATGACTGTACAGGAAATTGCTGATGAAATCGGTAAAACTGTAAGAGGCGTTAAAACAATGTTAACCAGAAGAGGTTTAACTTGTGCTGATTACAATGGTGCAGCTAGAAAAGAAATAGTTTAACTAGCAATATTTAGCGGGGGAGTGCAACACTCCCCCTTTTTTGAGAGAGATTAATGAATATTGCAAGTGCTTTACTAAAACAACTTATTGTACAACAAGACCTAGATACTTGGGCTCAGCTGAAGGATATATACCTTCCAAATGAGTACCGAGGGATTTTTAACGTCTTGGAAAAGCACGTTGACAATTATCAATCTCTCCCAACATTTGAACAACTATCTTTTGAAATAAGAGATAAAAATACACAAGAAAAACTCTCCGCTATTGAATCCGTAGAAGTAGATGTCGATGCAGACATGCTACTAGATTATCTAAAAAATGAATTTACACAAGTAGAAATATTAGATGAACTTGACAAGTATGTTGATAAAACGGTTACAATGGCAAGTGCAGAAGAAAATATAGAACAATTACAAGAAATAGTTCTAAAGGTAAGTGATAAGGTTGATGTAACTCCACCTTCAGAAAGTATGCAAACAATCACACTATTTGAAGATGATGAACAAAGAGCGAAGTATTTATCTTTAGGACTCAACACGGATTACGATTCGAGAGTCAAATTTTCACCAAAAGATTTGGTGTTAGTTGGTGGACGACGAGGTTCAGGTAAGTCTTTAACTTCCTGTAATCTTGCAGTTAATGTTTATGAAGGTGGCAGAAGTGCTATCTACTTTACTATCGAGATGGACAGCCGATCCATTCTGCAAAGAATGTGTTCAATCTCTACAAGAGTTCCATTTACAAATATTCGTGACAAGAGCATGAATACAGAAGAATGGAATCTCGTAGCAGGTTGGTGGGCAGGTCGTTTCGAGGGTGGACATGAACTTTTGAAAGAATATGAATTAAATCGAGATTTTGACGAATTTCATAGGAAACTAGTAAAGAATGAACTTAACAAAGAGAAACAGATTGATGTAGTATACGATCCAGCCCTCACTCTCTCAAAAATTCAAAGCGAACTCGATAAGAGGGTAAGTCGACAAGACGTAGGTATCGTTATAGTAGACTATCTGAACCAAGTCCGTCGCCACAATGCTCCAAGTCGTAACGGTCAGTATGATTGGACTGAACAAATAGAAATCAGTAAAAAACTAAAAACTTTTGCGCAAGAGTATGAAACTTTAGTATTTGCACCCTATCAAACAGATGCTAGTGGAGAGGCTAGATTTGCAAAGGGTATTCTTGATGCTGCGGATGCAGCTTACTCCCTAGAAACATGGCAACCAAAAGATAAGTGTATGACGTTCAATTGTACAAAAATGAGAAATAATGAAGTAGAAGGATTTTCAAGTGAAATAGATTGGAAATCATTAAAGATAGGCCCAAAGAGTATG